TACGATAATTCAACGTCCGTGAAGACAAGCTCGTTCAAACTTTTCCCTAAACGCTGCACATAGATGGTGCCACTGTCGAGCCCGGCGACAGGCACGCCTGGCTTGGCCCCATTTCTCGTGCCAACCTTGACCGCCAAATTGCTTGGTGTGATCGGCGCCTGGTCGCCTTGAGGGATAAAAAATTCTGCCGCGGTTGTAAAAATTTGCAAATCACGGCCGCTGTGAACGTCCACTATCGCGTTCAGACTTTCAGTGGTGATGCTGGCGCTCACGGATTGATCGTCGAATCCTTCGCCGAGCTCAAAGGAAAAAAAGTTGTTAACGACGCTGCCCCAGAATGTTGTCGGCAAACTCCTACTGCCGCCAAAAAACAAGCGTCCCTCGTGGAAGGTCACCGAAACTGGATAACCTCTAGTAGCTGACCAGGCGGCCTCATATCCGCCCTCAAGATTCCAGTCGCCCGAGGCAATTGCCGTGGTGTCGAAAAAAGAAACCTCGACAAAAGCCTTGACGACCGTCGAGGAGACAAATTCAATTATTCGCGCACGGCCAAAGGAGGCAACGCCATTAATATATTGATGAACATTGCCAGAACTAAATACGCTAGATGACGCCGTTAACGTGATATTTCCCGTCGTTGCGCTCGGTGTCAAAGTCGCGCTAGGTGTGCTGGTTGCCAGGCTGAATGCGTAAAACGGCGGATTTGTAAAAGTTATTACCGAGGCGGTCCATGTTGCATGAGTTGCGCCGCGGACGATTTTGATCGGTGTCAAATCTTGGTGCACGAAAACAATGGTATCCGCGCTTTGCGCGTGCCGTATTTTCGACATCATCGCGCCGGTTATCGCGGCGACGGCTAAATAGTCGTTACCCGTGCCGTTGATGTTCGTAACGAGAACACCGCCGCGAAATATGTATATGCGGCCAGCTGTTAGACAAAGCATGTAAGTGTCTTCGGCCGAAAATTCGAATGGTATCAGGCGCACGCCATCCTGCGGATTCGCGGATGATGGCAACTGTGAAATAAATTTCAGACCGTCACGCCGCTTTACCCCGCCCTGCGGGAGCACGAAGACATTCGTCGCGGTTTCCAGGGCATTATAATACTGCTCGAGGTCAATGCGGCTGCGCAGCAGTGGGTCAATCTCGCCGCTCGAGAAATTGGTTTGGATGCGAACAACGCGGCTCATTAGTGCCGCACATCGATGATTTCAAAATTTTGCAACTGTTGCGGTGGGCTCGTTTGGCTGTCGATGTTCATCGCCTGGCGGAAATACCCACCGCGCATGTTTTCGCTTGGCGCGCCTACCGCCACACTCTGCCAGTATTCGGCTTTACTAATCTGGTCAGTGACCGGCTCGGCAATGTGCCACGTTACATAATATTTAAGGAGTTGAATAAAATAACGAGGCATCACCGCCTCGGTCGGCTGGAATTGATAGTCGATGTGAACCTCGGTCAGGTCGGTGAGGACATTGCCCTCATACACCTCCCAGCCTTCGGTGACCTGGCGCGCTCCCGCCGTCGAGCTATTGAATAGCGCGCGCGGGCCAGAGGCCAATATGTCGGCCGGCAAGGCGTAGGCGTATTTCCATTCACTAGCCGGCGCATCGACCAGACGAGCCAGTTGCACCTTTTTAAGTGAAAAGCTCCACGGGAAGGAGACAAGCAAGAGATCGCGCAGATCATCGTAAAGACGGTCGCAAATCTGTGCGCTATCAGTGCCCTCTTCAAACGAAGAAAGGGGGCTTGCCCCCAGCGTAATCAGCGCGTCGCTACAAATTGATAGCTTGGTGTCGCCGGTTGCCATGCAGCCCCCAGGAAAAGAGGTGCGGGGAGCCCGTGAGCTCCCCGCTGGGTCCTTTAGTCGGAGTCGGTTACAACGCCGATAACCGTGCCGTCGCTCACATCGACAACGCCCGAGGCGTTCGAAACAACGATGTGCATGGTTACCGTACGCGTGCCACCAGTGGAACCATGAACGATAATCATATCGCCCACGTTTAAAGTGTCGGAAAGGCTATTCCAGTAGCCCGCCGCGTCCACAGCTGTGTGAGCGTCTGTGGTCGTGAAAACATACAAGGCTGGAAGTGCGCCGGCTTTTGATTGCCCGCCTAACGCACCAAAACCTGATCTTGCGAATGCCATGATTAGCTCTCCCGGCTTGTTATCTTGACAATACCGCCAGAAGCGCCGTCATCGATGGCCACCGCCCCGCCAGAAAACATCGAGCTGACGAGATAGGACGTTTTGTCAGGGATGTAGTTGACTTCGGTCTTTTGATTCATCGACATACCGAGGCCAAGTGCGCTTTTATGGAACGCGTAGGCAAGGCGGTCGTTTGAACCGTCTTTGGTCATTCCGCCTTCGGTGCGATCACCTAGCATTAATATCGAGAAACCTAACCAGGTGGATAGGCTTCCATCAACTAATGCGCGCACAGAATTGAAATCGCTTGATGTTGCACTCGTTTGAGCCAACAAGGCTTCAAGCGAATTGGCGTGCATGAGCAAGACACGATTATCTGGAGGCACGTTGTTTGCGTCGAGCGCGGCCTTGGCTGCACGGATCTTGCCGGTGTTCATGTCACTGGCAGAGCCGGCACTGCCGTCTTCCGCGACCGTGTTCGCCACGGCAACAGATGTCGCCGCATCGAGCGCATCGATCACAACCTGATCTAGGCGGCGACCGATTGCGTTACCGACTGCCTGGGATAACTCCGAGCGGTCAGAAAACGAAACGTGTGATTGGTTAAAGATATCCGAATATTCGCTGGCGATATAGTCGGTCATCGTCGCGGTGACCAAACTATAAGAGAGGTTCATCGGAGTGACTTCTGTCTGCGGCGTGCGAACGCTCGCCACGCCAGAGGTCAGCTTATTGAATTTTACGGTATCGCCCGTCACTGATTTCTCGCGAACCATGCCGGCCAATTGGCGTGATGCCTGGTAGGCCTGCTTTACTTCGCTATCAAAAATTGTGACGAACGCCGGGGAGATGGTTGCCATCTGGGCATTCCTCGCGTTGTGGTTAAACACACGCGGTTGTCCAAATGGGCCGCTAAAAAACGGTTACGTTTGACCGGCCTGGCGGTTATCGATCAACGTACAAATATCAAACGTTGGGTTTGAAAGTCAAGCGGGCAGTTGTTCGCCGTGCATTTCATAGATGATCTGCTCGACCTTGCGGGTAAATGCTTGGTCATTGCCATATCTAGCGTCGGCCATCATTTCCTGTGCGTCGGCCAGGGTTGCCGGCGCAACATCGACCTGGGCGCTGGCGCTCGGAATGTTGGGCTCGTTATAAGAGCGCCTGATTTTATTGAGCGCCGATATAAAGGCGGCGTTATTGCTGGCGGCGGCTATCGCCTCGAGCTCGCCGTCATTAAGAACCTGGGCGCTATGGAACCGTTGCAGCCAATCGTCTGTCGATTTTATAATTGTGTCAGCATTGCGGCCGAGCTTGCTAAGTTCTTCGTCACGACGATACCCTATCTCTTGCTCGAGCGCGCCGGTTGACTCGAGGTAGAATTTTGTCAGCTCCTCGAACTGCCCCTGGCTCAGATTTTGGTCTTTCGCCAAGTCACGAAAGCCCGCCAGCATTTCGTCGTTTTCGTCCACGCCCGCCAGCGCCGGAACGCTCGACGTATCGTATTGGTCAGGCACTTTATGCTTGCCTTGATCCATTTTCGTGCGCAATCCATTGTACGCGTCAGACAATTTTCCAACATCGATCTCGCCTTTCTCCGCGTTCCAAAATTGCTCCTGCACATTCTCCGGGCGCTCTGTCGCTGGTGGCGCCTCGACAGGCGCGGGCTCAGCCTCTTGCACCAGATGCGGCACGCTTGTCTCGTCTACCGCGTCGCCTGTTGGCGCCGCTTCAGGTGTTACATTGAGAAGTGAGGTATTTTCTTCTTCTGTCTCAACAGCTGCTACGTCACTCATTATTTTCCCTCGCGCGGATTATTCTGGCCTCGATCTCTCTGACGACGCTAGCGCGCCCCTCGTTGTAATATCCGTGGGATGCGTCATCGCCGGGGAACCAGGTTGGCTGTTCGATTGTGCGCTTGCGTAAGTCCGACAGCACTTTCGCACCGGCTTCTGAAGCGAACGTCCGCAAGTACAGCTTGTCTTTTTCATCATTGCTCAACCGGCGCCGCCTCGGCCTGCGCGGCCTGGGCCGCGAGCTCCTGCATTTGCTGCATCATTACCTCCTTTTCCTCGTTGGTGTTCAAAACGCGGGCCGGGATCCCGAGACGGTCCGCGATGAAGTCGAGTGCGCGATCCTGGTTCAGCGTCAGTTGCCCCTGCGGCCCCATTCCGGCCGCGATCTGCATGAACTGCACCACGGACTGCAGTTCCTCGGCGTTTTGCGCTTTGGCCAATGGGCTGACCGGCACAATCTTGACCTCCTGCCCGTCGATCTTGAGCGGGAGCTCGATGAGGTTTTGTTCGTCCA